ATCATTTACCCGAAGAGATAGATGATATGAGATTTGCTATATTAGACAATAGCAATCCGCAAGAACCAGATTATCACTATATTCCGTTAATCTTTTTAGAAAGTTTTAATGCTCCAGCGTTGGTATTACGCATTGGCGAACACAAAATTCGTATGCCTGTAGACTGGCAATTACTAATTGGTGAACCAGACTTTGGCGATTTAGAAGTTATTCCACTATCGGCACTAAACGACAGAGGGTTCAAAGCATTTCAATTTAATCCATTAAGCAGTTTTAGACCTAGTTTTCTTGATGTAGAAATATTAGACGTATACCAAGATGTTGCTTGGTTTGCTCCTAAACTTAAAAATGGTCAAATGTTATGTGTACCATTGAGCGATGGCAAAAAACCCGACTGTGTTTATTTTGTTAAAGATATCTCTCGGAACTGTGAAGTGGTTGATTACAACCGCGCTTTTTAGTGGACAAGCTACATATTTCAAACGAAATGGCGCAATTTGATAAAAAGAATCGCGACTTTTATGACGAACTCAACGAAGACGAAAAGAAAAAGTTCTCTCCGTTTTTAATGATTCGCTATGGATCTTGTGTACAAGGATCTTCTGATTTACAGCATTTTTATCTAATAGCAACTAACGAACGCTTAAACAAAAAGTTCTTTTCTATACCAGGGTCAGCCGAGCGTAACCATAAAAAACTACAGTGGTTAGTTGCTACCACGGTAAGCCCTGACATAGGTATACAGCGACATAATTGGATTAGCACAAAGAAAAAAGAACCTGGAGCAGGTAGTATTAAAAAGCAATTAATGGATTTATATCCTCATATGAAAGATGATGAGATAGAATTAATGGCCCAGCTTAATACTAAAAAAGATGTAGATGCTTACTTAAAAGAACTTGGGCAAGAATCTAAAAAATGATTGACGCCAACGCCATTGCCAAGTTCGGTACATTTAGCAAGACTGATATGAAATATACTTGTCAATACTGTAAGAAAGACTTTGTCAAAGAAACTAGTTTGGCAATACATTCTTGCGAACCACGTAAACGTCGACAAGAAAAAGAAGAAGCAGGTGTTAGATTAGGCTTCCACGCATACATTAAATTTTATGAAATGACACAAGGCTCCGCTAAATTAAAGACATATGACGACTTTTGTGACAGCCCATACTACAAAGCCTTTGTAAAATTTGGCAGATATTGTGTAAGTATTAAAGCAATTAACCCTGCTAGATTTACTGAATATGTATTAAAACAAAACAAAAAAATAGATTATTGGACTAAAGATAGTGTTTACGAAGAATATTTGTTGTTTTATTTAAAAGTAGAGCGCATGGAAGATGCGCTAACTCGCGCTATCGAACACGCAATTACTTGGGGCGAAGAAAAAGAAACACAGTCGCAAGATTATTTGCGATATGGCAATCATAACGCAATCGTATATGCTGTTACTAGTGGGCGCATTAGTCCGTGGGTGTTATATAATTGTGAGTCGGGTCAAAAGTTTTTAGAGGAAATATCATCTGAACACCGAGCAATGATTTGGCCATACATTGATCCAGATGCGTGGCAAAAGAAATTAAAAGAAGATCCTGCCAACAGGATAGAAGCACAAGAATTACTTAAACAGGCTGGATGGTAATGGAAAAAATAATAGTTATATTGCTAGTTTTATTCGGCATCAAACATTTTATATGTGATTTTTGGCTACAGTTTCCTTATATGATCAAAGACAAAGGTACTTATGGAGCTCCTGGCGGGCTAAGTCATGCCAGCGTACACGCGATTGGTACATTGGTTGTATTGTTTATAGCACTACCGTGGAATATCGGAGCCCACTATGTTGCTGTTATACTTGCTGTTTTAGATGGCATTGTTCATTATCATATTGATTGGGTAAAAACTAATCTTACCAAGGGATATACTCCTGCCGATAGAGCATTTTGGATATTGTTGGGCGCCGACCAAGGCTTACATTATTTGACTTATATTGGAATTATTGCTATACTAGTGTTATTATGAGCGCAGACATTGACTTAGACTTAGCTGACAGAGAGCAAATATTAAAACTTATTCGTGCTATCCCAGCACGACAACATTACCAAGGACAAGTTCGCAAACATAACTCGGGAGTATACATCACCGATATTCCGTATGATCCTGTAAATCAATGTGCGGCAATAGACTATGAAGAAGCAGAACAGCGTGGCTATTTTAAAATTGATTTGCTGAATATGTCAGTATATCAACTTATAAAATCTTCCGAACAATATAAAGAAATGTTGGCAAAAGAACCACCATGGGAAAGACTATGGACTGACCCTGAATGGGCCAAACAGTTAGTACATATTGGTAACTATACAGACTTACTATCTAAGATGAAACCAGATAGTATTCCAAGAATGGCGGCTTTCATCGCTATTATTCGTCCGGGCAAAGCACACTTACAAAATCAGCCTTGGGCAGAAGTGTTTAAAACTGTATGGGACGGGGACGATAGTAAAGGGTTTGTATTTAAGAAATCACACAGTATTTCTTATAGTGCGTTAGTAGCGTTGCACATGAATTTACTCCATACGCCTAACTAAAGTAATAGATTTTCTTTTGCTTTTCTTGCGGGCCATATCGGATAAACTACAAACTGGACCATGTAAAATTTCGAGATCTTTGTTGATAAAAGTACGAAGTGTTATTTTAAATGGATCCCATTCTTGCTTTAAAAAGATATTAATAGGTATGGATCTATTGCTTTCCCACCACCAAATATTGGCTAATTCTAGGAATTGCTTCTTATTGTCTAAGTTGTTAATACTGCCAAAATCGTAAATAGTTGTGATAATATCATCGCGATTTTGTATGATTCCTACATATTCTTGGGCGGCGTAAACACACAGCGTTATAAACGGGTATTTGTCAGTAAGTTTAGTAAAAATTTCTTCGTTCATTTATGTTATGTGTTTGCAAGGGATATTTATGTTCCAAAAACTTATAGTAAAATATCGCTAAATAATATGTATGTATTCGACCGAAGTCTTTCTATACCAGCAACGAACTCAAGTCCTTTTGTTAGACTCAAGCGGGCAATACTTTACTATGAGGTACAATCCTGTGTATGCTAAACGCCTAACTTTAAATCTTGGAGTCGACAATGTATTGTTGTTTTCCTTTGTCAATCAGGACGAAAAGCCTGTAAATGTCAACGGTTGTACTTTTACCTTTCGCTTAACAAATACCGAAGGAACTTCTTTATTACTCACTGAGCCAATGACTATTCTTAATGCGGCTACAGGTCAAGTTAAAGTCACTATTCCAGCTGAAGATACATGGGAATTAATTGCCCAGCCAGCCAGTTATTCTATTACTGTACAAAGCGGCAATCTTAATCAAGCAGTATTTACAAATGCCCAGTCCGGAGCCCGTGCTCCAATTGATATTGTAAACTCGGTATTGCCGCAATTTATACCTTCCAGACCTTTGACGATTCCTACCACAGCATTGTCCTCGCAAGTTAGTTTTGACGGAGCAGGATACGAAAATTTCCCAGGTTGGGCCGGTAGTTGGTATGCGGGCGGCACTGGAAGTTGGTATTGGAATTCATTGGCTAATACCGAATTTTATACAAGTTTTATCGAGCCTAAAAATTATATCACAACAGTACAAATGGATTTAGTTGGATATACAGGAACTATCAAAGGCCAGTGGGCACAAAATTATCAAAGTATTTGGTATAATATTACCGAGTCAACAACGTACTATAACGAAACAAAAACTATTTACATGAACATCGAAGGATGGTATCCAATACTTCGTTTAGGATTTAATAACTCGCTTTTTGCTACACCGAACCAACCAGGAATTCCGGCTAGTGCTTATGCTACTTGTGAGAATGGCGTAGTCACTTCTATTGAAATTCAAAATGGCGGTTCCGGATACTTAGCACCTCCTAAGATAGATATTTTAGGCAATGGCGCTGGAGCAGTAGCCGAAGCAGTTATGTCAGATACTTGGGGGCCAGACGAATACGGACCTGAAGGTGTTGGGTATGGAACGATTGTTGCCATTAATGTAATCAACGGCGGTTCTGGATATTGGCCAATTGCGTTAGGCCAAATCAATCCACAAGCATACCCAGTGCCACCACAAAACCAAGGCGCCTTAGTACTCATTTCCACTGGTTTTATTACCAATTTAATGTACCGTTAATAGTTGATTTCAACCAAATTTCATGTTATAATTAAGCATGATTGATGTAATCTCCTTTTTACCCGCAAAGCGAAAACAAACAAGTTCCGGTTGGATATCTTTCAACGCACCTTGCTGTATTCATCGTGGCGATACACAGGATAAAAGACAGCGTGGCGGAATTAAAATAAATCCAGAAGGTTGGTCATATCATTGTTTTAATTGTCAGTATACAACTTCATTTACATTAGGTCGTGCTTTAACATACAAAGCTCGCAAATTGCTCGAGTGGTTAAATGTAGATACCATGACTATCGAGCATATAAATTTAGAAAGTTTGCGCCATCGTAGCATACATGGTATGTTGGAAGATCAAGCTAAACTAATTAAAAAAATTGAAATTGAATTTGAAGAAAAGGATTTACCAGCAGGGTTGGAATTACTGGATAAGGATAAGCATAAAGAACAATGGGCTTATCTTAAATCTAGAGCAGTTGATCCTACTAAGTATCCATACATGGTGGATAGCGGTAAAGCTATACGCCCTAGGGTGGTAATACCTTTTACGCATAACCACCAAATTATAGGCAATACTAGCAGGTTTTTAGACAATCGTGTACCCAAGTATTTGAATGATATGCAACCAGGATATGTATTTGGACAAGATTTACAACACGCAGATTGGCAGTATATAATTGTAGTTGAAGGAATTTTTGACGCATTATCTGTGGATGGTATGGCAGTTATGCACAATGATATAAATGCCGCACAAGCACAGCTAATTAAAAATTTACAG